TCATTTGGCGGTTTCCCGCGCAAGCTCGTGGTTGGCCTCGACCGGCGTGTACCAGCCCTGTGTGTTGACGGGCTTCGAGCACTCCTTGCCGGCCTCGGCGATCGCGTCCGCGTATGCCATCCGCTCGAACACGCCGAGTTCGCTGCCGGGCGAGCAGTTCACAACGCGGAACCGGTGCTTCTCGAAGTGCGGTAGCAGCGCCTCGAAGCGTCGGGTGAGCGAGTCGTAGAGCACGTTGTTGTGCTTGATCGCCGCGGCCTCGCGGGCTTCATCGAAGGCGTACTTGCGGTCGGTACCCATCTTGAAGTCGCAGCCGACGAGGTAGACCTTGCGGAACCCGAGGTGGTGAAGCAGCCGCAGCGCGACGAGCATCACGCTCCGCTTGCCCTTGATGCCGAGCGAGTCGGTGGACTTCGGGTCGTTCCCCCACGGCACGGTGTCGCCGGTGAGGAAGCGTTCGTGGTCGAAGTGGTTGCTGCGACGGAAGAACAGCACACTCGGCATCTGCGCCACGCGGAACGAGCTGTCGCGGAGCAAGCCGTCCTTGGCCTGAATACGGAGCTTGCGTCCCCAATGACACACCGGCACGAACTTCAGCACGCCGGGGTCTTTCCAGCCCGTGTCGATGAACCGGCCGGGATCATCGACGCACGTCCAGAGCGTCGGGCGGTGCACGGTCCATGAATTGTTGACGCCCATCGTGACGATACCGCGGCGGTCGAGTAGTGACAGGTCGATGTTGTTGAGCGACGGGCCCGACAGCACAAGGAACGCCGACCGCCCCTTGTAGAACCCGCCGAGGGAGATCGAGTCGAAGTCGGAGGTGTAGAGCCGCAGCCCGTTGCGGGCCGGGGCGCGGTTCTTCAAACCGCGCTGGAGCGCGACGATGTCGGACTGGTTGGGACTATTCACTTGAACCTCCCCGTGACGTATCTGCCGCCGGCCCGTGTGTCGTTGACGACACCGACCCGGGCGATCACATCGATCCACCACGAGAGCGGGCGGACGGTCGGGTGCAGGTTCTCGCCGCCGACCGTGATCCGGCTCGGCCGGGTGCAAATCGAGAAGCAGAACCACGCCCGCGGCCGCGCAACGCGCCGCATCTCGGTCAGCACCGGGACCACATCCTCGGTGAGCAGGTGCTCGAGGGCATCGAAGCTCGTCACTACATCGGCAACACCCTCGACGAGCTTGGTCTCGTGCATCGGCTTGTTGACGTCGGCCTCGGGGAACGCGAAATCGACGCCGAGGCCCTCAATGCCGTGGCGACGGAGTTCGGTAACGAAGTCATTGCGGCCGCAGCCGAAGTCCACGACCAGCCGCGGCTCCCATCGTTTCACGATCGAGATCGCGTCTCGGCCGTGGTTTGATGCGCCGTAGGACGAGTTCGGTCGCGATGCGAGATCGACATACTTACTCCGCTCGTGCTCCCGACGGCTGATGAGGTCGTCTGTGGTGGTCGTCATCCCGCGCCCTCCACGAACAGGTTGAACTTCCGATCTCCGTCGGCGGGATCGGCCAGTTCCATCAGCGTCATGGCCTCGAAGACCCAGACCGGCCGGCCCTTGCTGTTACGCTCGCAGGTGAGCTGCACGCAGACGCCCTCGGGGATCGGCGCGAGCTTCGGGCGCAGCGATCGCGCCGGTGGGCAGTCGGGCAGCACGCCGGGAAGATCACAGACCGGGCCGAGACCAAGCAGTCCCTCGAAGCCCGATCCATCGACGCCGCCGTCCATGTGGTGGGCCTCGAAGCGGTTGATCGCGAGGAGCGTCGGGTCCTCGCCGCCGGTCGGTCGCTGAGACGAGAGACCCTCGGGTACGGCGACGTAGCGGAGGTAGGTCTCGCTGCCCGGATCCCCGTCAAGGCGGGCCTCCTGCCACGGGTACCGCCAGCGGTTGCTTTCGGTCGGAATCGGCTGGGCTGCCCCGAGGATCGCGGTCACACGGCCGGACGACGGCCGGCCCATCTCGATCACGGCCCACTTCTCGCCGACACCATCTTCCTTCCAGAGGATCTGGACGCCGCCCATCGGCCGGCTGGCGAGCACGGTCTCCTCGGGCTCGATCTCGCAGGTGGTGTCGAGCTCGTTCGTGATGTAGACCCGCGCCGGCGTCACACCGGTGAGCACGCAGCGCCCGAGGTCGCCAGGCTTGATCGCTTGCATCGCGAGCACGAACTCGAGCGGCCGGGAGTCCTCGGTCGCGATCTCACCTGTCAGCGGCGTGCGGCTGTAGAACGTCCGCTCCTGATCGTCGTCGCCCGGTTCAACGAGCACGCCGGTGATCGCCATCGCGTGGTACGGCTCGATGGTCTGATCCGAGTCGTTGCGGACGAGCACGACGCCACGTTGCATGATCTCCCGCTGTGGGTCGGCCACGCCGTTGCGGTCGCGCGAGCGGTGCCCGACCGCCGCATCGACGAACGCGTTGTACGCCGCCGCGGGGATGCGGAGCGGCTCGCCGGTGCGGACCTTGCGCAGCGCGTCACCGCTCATCAGTCCTGACTCCATAGAATGCCAAGTACCCACCCGGTGTGAGCGACCGAGGAGAAGCGATGGTTCACATTCGCCCGGAACAACCCCGAGATGAACAAGCGATCCATGCGGTGAATGCGGCGGCGTTCCCCGAGGACTCGGAAGCGCGACTCGTTGATGCACTCCGCGACGCGGGCAAGCTCACGGTGTCGATGGTTGCGGTCGAGGACGACCGGATTGTTGGGCATGTCGCGTTCAGCCGCGTGACAACGGAATCCGGCGTGTCGGGCATGGGCCTCGCCCCGGTCGCCGTGCTCGAATCGCACAGAAGGCGAGGTATCGCCGCGTCGCTCATCAACGCGGGGGTGGATGCGTGCAAGTCGATGGGTGCCGGCTGGATGGTTGTTCTGGGCGATCCCGCATACTACAGCCGCTTCGGGTTCACCACTGCGTCGGAGTATGGCCTTCGGGATGAGTACGGCGGTGAGGATGCTTTTCAAGCAATGGAACTTCGCGCGGGGGCGATGCCAAGAGATGCCGGACTGGTGAAGTATGCCCCAGAGTTCAGCATGGCCGAGTGAGCAGCTCATATGCCAAGCCCTCCGAAGTTACCCTGGTCGTACACGCGCTCGACGTACGCCGCGACGGGGCGTTTGACGATGGTGTTCGCGCTCGTGTCCTCCTGATCCGCGTAGCGGACCCAGAGGTATTCCCAACCCTTCTTGGCGATGCCGTTGATCGAGCCGACCGAGAGCTCGTTCACGTTCGGGCTCGCGGCGAATCGGAACGTGATTTCCCAGTCGTCGTCGGGGCCGGTGCCGCGGCGGGCCCCGGTGGCCCCGAGGAACAGCACCTCGCCCGCGGCAAACCCGCGGAACCCGCCGCTGTTGACCTTCCCAGTGAGGCTGAAGAGCGCACCCTTGTACGAGTTCGTCACCGCCGCGGCCGGGAGGTAGTGCGTCTCGCTGAACTGGTAGATGGGAACGGTGATGTCGACGCCCTCGACCGAGTCCTGCGTCACGCCGATCGCGCCCTGGAAGTCGGGCGCGGTGGTGCCCGACGCCGCGTAGGTCCCGACCGTCTGCTTGCTCTGGGTGATGTGCTGCGTGCCGCCGCCTGTATCGAAGGCGAACGTGCTCTCGCCGGTCTGCGGCGGCGTGGACTGCTGCTGGGTGTCGGGCGCGTACCGCACCGTCGCGTCCCACAGCTCGTGCCCGAGGGGATCGACTGTCACCGACTGCCGGGGCATGCCGTCGTAGGTCGCCGGGCTGGCGGTCGTCGCCTGCGCCCGCGCGGTCATGTCGCTGTCAGTGCCGCGGACCGTGTAGACGAGCTCCGCCGACGGGTTGTCGCCCGTCGTGGATCGGCGGCTCTCGAGTTTCTCGGTGACGGTCAACGGCACGTAATGGAGTTCCTCAGGTGAAAGACAGCCCGCCCGACTGCGCGGAGTCGGCCAGGCGGCGGGTGTTCTTGGCGGTCTGCTCGGTGGCCTTGGCGGTGCGCTCGGCGGTGTCGTCGCCCGCGGCGAGGCTCTGCACCGCCAGTGCGTTGAACGTGCCCCGGGCGACCACGCCGCGCTCGATCGCGGCCCCGAGCCCGGCGAGCCCTTCCTGCAGCCGACCGATCAGGTCGCGCGGCACGTTGCCGGTGGTGTCCTCGCCGGACTCGTCCTGCTCCTCACGCCGGCGACGGGCCTCGGCGATCGCTTCATCGAGCTTCGCCCGGGCCTCGTCGAGCTTCCGCTGCGTCTCGGCGATGTCCGCGTCCGTGCCCGACCTCAGCGCGTCCTGGGCCTCCTCGAACCGCCGGCCGATCTCTGCGAGCGTGGCCTCGTTCAGTTCTGAAGCGTCGTCGCGCTCGCGCTGACGCCGTGACTCGCGACCGGCGAGATCCCGCTGGGTGTTGGCATCGATCTCCGCGAGCTTCGCGTCGAGCTGCTCGTCCACCGCGCGCTTCGCGGCTTCTACGTCGAGCCCGTCGTCGAACAGCCCCTGGATCTCGAGCATCCGCTTGGCGACAAACGACGACGCCGACTGCCACACCTTCTGGAACCCGCTCGTGAACCGCGTCCACGTTTTCGACAGGAACGACGTTGTCTCGATCCACGCGACCTCGAGCGCGTGGAACACCGTCTGGGCGACGGCGAGCGCGCCGTACCACATCTTCTGGGAGGTGGTGATGAAGAAGTTTCGAGCCCCGAGCCAGACCTCGTTCAGCGCCGCGACCCCGCGCTTCCACGCGAGCTGGAGCCCGAGCCAGAGGATCTGAGCCGCGAGCTGGATGTCGCCCGCGGCGAGGGCATCGGCGATGCCCCCGGCCACCTTGCCCACGAACGCTCGCAGCTCGCCGAACCGTTCGCTCAGCCACGCGATCGCTTCCCCGCCGGCACCGGTGTAATAGAGGATGGCGACGCCGAGGGCCGCCACACCGCCGATCACCAGCCCGATAGGCGAGACGAGCGCCCCGAGGACCGTGCCGATCACGCCGATCGCGGTCCCGGCCGCCGACGCGATGGCCGCGAGCGAGCCGAGCAAGGCTCCGATCCCGATGATGGCGGTGCCGGCGATGATGAGGGCGACGCCGACGCCGAGCACGATCGCGGTGACCTTCGCGATGGTCGCGACCAGTTCGCGGTTCTGGTTGACGACGTGTGTGATGTTGCCGGCGATGCGGGCCAGAACATCCGCGACCTTGCGGACCGGCCCCTCGATCGCCTCGCCGATCGCGATGGCGATGCCCTCGACCGCGGACAGCAGCTTGCGGAACGCGCCGCCGATGCCCGCGTCCATCTCCTCGGCCGTCTCGACCGCGATCCCGGCGGCGTCGCGGATCTCATCGCGCAAGGTGTCGAACGCCGTGCCCGACGACGCGAGCTTCAGCGCCGCAGCTTGTCCGCGCCCGAACAGCGTCTCGAAGATCGACAGCCGCTCGGCGGTGCCCAGACCCTGCGTCGCCTTGGCCAGGTCGTTGATGATGTCGGCGAGCGGGCGGAGGTTGCTCGAGGCGTCGACCGCCTCAACACCGAACCGCCGCAGCTCATCCTGCGCCGCTGACGAGGAGAGGTTCTTGTACGCGCGGGCGAGCGCGTTGCCCGCGAGGCTGCCCTTGATGCCGTTGTTCGCGAGGATGCCGATCGCGGCGGCAACGTCCTCCATGCTCTCGCCCGCCTCGGCCGCGATCGGCGCGACCGGCTTGAACGCCTCGAACAGGTCCTCGAGCGTCTGGGCGCTCTTGTTGGCGGTCGCCGTGAGCACGTCGGACACGCGGCCCATCTCACTCGCCGTCAGGTTGAACCCGCGCAGCGCCGCCCCGGCAATCTCGGTCGCCCGCGGCAGGTCGGTGCTCGTGGCCCGCGCGAGCGCGAGCACGGCTTCGGTGCTCTGGAGGATCGCGGTCGGGTCGAAGCCGGCCCGCCCGAGCTCAGTCATCGCCTCCGCGACCTGGCCCGCGGTGAACGAGGTCGTGCGTCCGAGCCGCTTGGCTTCTTCCGTGAGCGCCTCGAACTGATCTTGGGTCGCACCGGTGACAGCGCGGACGACGCGCATGCGGTCGTCGAAGCCCGCGAACACCCGCGTCGACAGCCCGAATCCCGCGGCCACGGCACCGCTGACTGCGGCGAGCCGTGATCCGATCCCCCGCACGCTCTGGCCGAAGGCGCGGAGCTGTCGCTGGGCGCGCCGAAGCCCGCGCGTGAGCCGGTCGTTGACGCCGAGTTCGACGAACGCGCGCCCGGCCCTGATGCCGCGGGTGTTCGCCACCTCAGCCTCCCCTCACGCTGTTGCGCCACACCTTGGGGAGGTTCGGGGCTTCCTTCTCGAGCGCGGGCCGCATGTATGGGCGGGCCGCGATGCGGACCGCCTGCTTCGTGCGCTTACCGCCTCGTCGGCGCACGACCGTGGCGCGTCCGCCGAACTCAAGCACGCTCGGCGCGTTCCCACGCCGGAACCCCACCGGCCCGACGACGACCGACTCAGTCCGCGGGTCGTAGCCGAACAGCACCATCCGACGCAGGCTGCCCTCGTGTGCGAACGGTGGCTGCCCGGGCCGCGACGTGCCGCGGCGCTTGCGCATGCTGGTCTTTGCCCGCTGGCGCACGAACGCACCGGCCTTCGAGAGCGCCCGACGCCGCGCCGGATCGATCGCTCGGCGGACCGCCGGCCGGTCGAAGAACAGGTTCTTGACCCGCATGTCGATCACGCGTTGGAACCTCGGATTTCGGTTGGCGAAGGGATCGACGGCGTTGGCAGCTTGGCCGTCCCGCCCTTCTCCAGTCCTTTGTTGAACGACGCCTCCTTCTCCTTACGGAGTCGGCCTGCACCGATGAACAGCCCGGCCAGCCCGGTCAGTGCGGGCAGCGCCGGACCGGCGATGGGCACGCCGGCGAGTGACGGCCCGATGTCGTCAAGGGCCGTGAGCGTGAGCTGGCCGAGCAGGCCGCGGATCTCGCCGCCGCGGTCGATCGAGGCCTTCCACTGGGCCCCGGTCCGCTGCACGTCGTCGAACCACGCCCGGTACTCGGTCTCGGCCTCGTTAAGCGAGGTCGTGCTGGGGAGGCCGCGAGTCTGCTGGATCTCGTTGGGCGTCTTGACCTTGACCACGTCGCCGAGGTCGAAGCCGGCGCAGGCCGCGAGGCCGAGCGTGACCATCACGAGCCCGAAGCCGAAGACGAGGTGTTTGGGATCAACCTTCATGCGAGCCTCCCTGCTCGGTGTCGTCGTGTGCGTTCTTCCTGATGAACACGTCCTTGAGCACCCGCACGTCGGCGGGAATCGGTTGACCCGAATTGGCCTTCCTGGCAAACGGGTCGAAGTCGCTGGGCTTGAACGCCCGCCGCTTCTTCGGGTCGCGGTGGACGCTCGCGAGTAGGGCCATCACGCTGCTCGCGATCGACCAGTCGTGCCGCTGGCGGGCCTCGGCCATCGCCAGCAGCTCGCGGAGCGTCAGGGGGCGCGGATCGACCCCGACGACGCCGGCGCACTGGTCGATGAGCCGCCAGACGTCATCTGCTCCAATACCTGTTCCGCTTCCATCATCGCATCCGTCACGATCCGATCGATCTCCCCGCCCTCGATCATCCGATCGAGGTTCTTGTCCACGAGGTCGCGGGCCTTGTCGCGGGCGTCCCGCATCGCGGTCAGCACGCGCCCGAGGGCGGCCCGGTCCCTCGGGCTCGGGCAGAAACCCACGATGTCCTCCAAGAGCGCGACCGTGGCCGACTCGATCGCGTCGCCGGCCATCGCGCGGCCGAACTCCTCGTCGCTGACGCCGCGCTCGTCCGCCTGCGGCTTGCACACCGCGTAGAGCACATCGCACAGCAGGATCGGGTCGGACGCCAGCCGCTCGGCGACGCTGGTGTCCATCGACACGGCGAGCCCGATCAGGTCTGTGCCGGTGAGCCCCTTGACGCGCTTGAGCGATGCAACGTTGATCTCGATCACCCAGTCGCGTCCGGCGTTGTCGGTGAAGGTCTTCATGGGTCAGCCTCCGATCCACGACGGCGGCGTGTCCGAGTACGTCACCTTGGCCGTCACCGACACCGTGATCGCTTCCTCGAGCGATTCGGACCGGCTGAAGCTCGTGATCATGAAGTCGGCTTGGAGCCCCTCGCCCGCGCCCGAGCTCGACCCATCGAGGATCTGCATGCCGATCGGCGCGTTGTTGAGGTAGGTGTCCTTGACCGCGCCGAAGCCGGCGTCGGCCGTGTCCCACACCATCTCGAACTCGACGCTCGCTTCCTTGAGCGTCGCCACCACCGCGCGCCAGCCGCTGTTGGCCCGCGTCGTGACATCCGCCTCGCCCGCCTCGAGCGAGAGCGTCACGTCGCGGACGTTCGCCAGCTCGACCCACGACCCGGCCCCGTCCTGGCCGCCGGTCTTGTAGTTGAGCACGGCCTCCATGCCGAGTCGGATCGCCATCGGTTATCTCCTGACCCTGTAGGTCACGCTCATCACCGTCGTCAGCGTCGACCGCTCATCCAGGTGCTCGGCCGCGACGACGGGCTCGTGTTCGATGCTCAGCCAGGCCGCCTGCGGGTAGCCGGGTAGGCGCTTGTGCCTCAGGTGATCGCCGATCTGCTCGGCGAGGTCGAGCAGCGCATCGAGCCGGGCGTCGTCGCCCGCGTCCACGCGCTGCTGGAGCCCGACGTCCACCGTGCAGTCCACCTGACTCTGCTGGCGGGCGAGGTTCGCGGTGTTCACCAAGCGTGGGACAACGGTCACCTTCAACTCGCCGAGTTCTTCGAGGTCGAACGACGGCCGGTACGCCCGCCGGGCCGTGACCGGCTCGGCATACGTCCCCTCGTTGATCGCCGCCGCGACGGCGTCCGAGATCTCCACAATCACGCTCATGGGTCTGTCCTTTCGGGATGGGATGAGACGCTCTCGCGTCCCTCGAGGAACGCCACGCGGCGTTCCATGTCGCGGTACTCGCTGCGGAGCTGGCTCGCCTCGGCGATGAACTCGTCGAGCCGCTTCTCGACCTGGTCGAGCTTGGTGGTGACCACGCCCCACTGGACGATCAGGGCCGCGACGGCGAGGCCGGCCGTGAGCGCGACACCTGCCCACCGGACGCGACCGTTCCCGTTGCCATTGGTGGTTCCGTTGCTCACGCGGCTCCCGTCCGAACGAACTTGGTGTGGATCCGGAGCGTGCGTCGCTGCGGATCGCTGTACCGCCATGCCGGTTCATCCCCCGGCGACATGACTTCGTACTCGTGCACGCGAGCCTCGCCCGTCTCCGTGATCCGATCCCCGGCCTTGGGCGTGACCGCCTCGCCGCCGAGCATCAGATCCGCCGCGGCGACGAGGTAGTCCCGCGACTCGATTCGGTGCACGACGCCGTACTCGTCCGTGCGGTCGAACGCCGTCGAGCCGATCGTGGCGGAGATCTCCACGCTGTCCTCGCCCCGGCGGTAGACCACCGTGCGCGACAGATGTGCCCGCCGCGTGCGGTCGAGCAGTTCGGATCCCTTGGCCAGCAGGTCACCCACGGCGGGTCCTCCTCATCCGAGTCAACGTCAAGGCGCGAGCAGCCCGCGCACCGCGGTGTCCGCGGCCGCCGCAGCAGCCACGGCTTTCCCGATCCTCTTGTTCCCGCTGGCCGTGGTCGTCGCGACGCCGTTGGCGGCGTCCCAGTACAGGACCGCCCCCGCCGAGATCGCGCCGCCCGCGGCCTTGGCGAAGTCGAACACGCCGCGCGTCGCCAGCGAGCCGAGCGTGCCGGCGGCGATCGGCGTCTTCGCCACGCCGACCAGATCGCCCTGAACCACCACCTCGCCCGCCGCCACATCTGCCGCAGGCTGAAAGTCAACCGCGTCTCCATCCTGAATGAACGTTGCCATGCCGTCTCCTTCTGGCTCGTTGTCATCTGTCGTGTCGGTGCCGTCCGTCGTCTCGGTGAACAGCGTGTCGAAGCGGGTCGTCAGGAACCCGTCGTCGATGCCGTCACCGGGTGACTCGTCCACCCCGTCGCCCGGCGACTTCCCGCCGCCGAACTGGGTCATGCCTCACCCTTCGCCTTGACCCCGCCGCGCGGGTCTTGCAGCGCGACGCCGAAGTCGTGGTACCCGCGCATCTGGATCCCGAGCCGGTTGAAGCTCTGCTCAGCCGTCTCGATGGTGGGTGCCTCCTGGCCATTGAGGAACGCGACCTCGATGACGGGCAGATCCTCGGCCCCCGCGAGCAGGTACCACGCCTTGCTCGATTTGCCCGTGTACGCGGCGTTCGAGAGGTACCGGCTGACCTCGACGCGGAACTTGCCCTGGTGCGGGTTGCTGACCGGGTACTTCGCGCTCGAGCCGTTGTCGCGCAGCTCCATGCTCTTGAAGAGCTGGCTGCCCATCGCCGACAGCGCCGTCGGCACGAGCAGGATCGTGGGCATCACACCCAGCGGCTTGCCGTCCGAGTCGACCTGGTCCATGAACGTGACCTCGGCCTTGGTCAGCCCGTCGATGCCGAGGGCCGTGTCGGCACCCGAGATGAAGTTGTTGTTGCCGGCGGCGAAGAAGGCCGAGTTCGCGAGGAAGGTCTTCCAGAAGATGTCGTTGATCGTCTTGCCCGACCCAGTACCGAGCTTGCGGGGCACGGTGGTGATCGCGCCGAGGTCGTCGTTGATGATGTCGGTGCGGTCGATCGCCAGCATCAGGGCGTAGGTGTCGGCCTTGTTGGTGTAGGTCTCCTCGCCGAGCGTCCCGTGCTTGATCTCGCCGCCGGGGGCGACGCGCTCGTACTGGTCGTTGCCGGTGAGGCGGTAGCTGGTGACCGTCTTGAAGTCGGTCACGCTGCGGATCGCGGCGATGTTCCGCCAGGTGCGCTCGACGCTGTTGAAGCCGTCGAGCAGGAACTTGTTGGCGACGTTGGAGAGGATCCCGCCGATGCTCACGGTCGAGCCGGCGGCCTCGATGCCGCGTCCGAACGCCGCGTCCATGACGGCGGACCAGTCCCGGAACGTTCGACCCGAGTAGCCGTTGGCCCACGCCGCTTCGAGCAGGAGTTCCTGAAGGCCGAGCGTCTGGCCGAACCGCTTGCTGGCGGCGTCAAGATCCTGCTCATCGCAGAACCGCTCGGGCTGCTGGATCCGTCCGCTGAGCATGCACGCGGCCTGGAGCACGCCGTCGTTGACGAGGTTCGTGGGCACGTGCGCCGCCGGGGCCTTGGGCCGGCTGGCGCGGAGCACCTCAAGCTCGCAGCGCGTCGCGTCCCAGCCCTCGCGGATCGCGCGGGCTTCGAGGTCGCGGTGCTCGCCAGCGCAGATGCGCCGGACCGCGCTGATCCGCTCGGTCTCCGCCGCAGCCTCGGCCCGCATCTGGGCGACGACGTCGGGGCCTGCGCTGGTGTCCGGATCGGTCTGATGCGCGTCATTACCAACGGCGGGATCCGACCCCGCCGACGCCGCGATGGTCGCGCTGGTCCGCCCGTCGGCGCCGAGGTCGACGAAGCTGATCTCGCCGAGCGTCGAACGCCGCACGACATTCACCGGGCCGGTGAACTCCCGGCCGTTCACGGTGACAGACTGGTTCGCCCGCACGAACTCGAACTCATCGACCGACGCACCGACCGAGGCCTGCCACGGGAACCCGTTCCGGCTCGACGCTACGACCTCCTTCGCCGCGGCTGTGTCGCGGCTGATCACGCCCGAGGCCACGAGCTGCCCGCCGTCAACGCCGATCGCGTCGGTGTGGCCGACGCCGGCTTGGGCGTCGTGCCCGAAGCGGATGGGGCGGTTCTGCGACGGGACGGAGAGCCCCGCCAGATCGATCACGACCGGGTGCCGCCAGCCGGCGATCCGCATCGTGTCGCCGGTGTAGGCGACCATCCGGAACCGCGGCAGCGGCGCGGGATGATCAGCATCACCCGCAGCCGCCGACAGATCGATCTCGGCGTGGGCCGTCAGCGACACAGACTTCTGGTCGTCGCGCAGCGTGTCGTCCGCCGAGGCGGCGATATGAATCGGGCTGATGTCACGGTGTGCGTTCGGGTTGAAAGCGATCATGCGGCCTCCTTGCGGCTCTCGTCGCGTTCGTCTTCGGTCTCGTCGGTGTCACTGGGATCCGCCGCAGGCGCGGCGAGTCCTTCGGGCAGCCCGAGTTCACGCAGCAGCCGCACCTCCTTAGCGCGCTGCCGCAGCTCGTCTTCCCAGTCCCGGCCCTGCCGCGCGTACTCGGCGGCGAGCGTCGTCGTGTGGTTCGCGAGGCGTGTCGCCTGTGCGTTCGCTTCCTTGGCCGGGTCGACGTGCTCGACGCCGTCCCAGAACCAGGCGTGCGGTGTCTGGGCGTTGCGCGCCCGCAGCGCCTGCGGCAGCAGGCCCTCGACCAGCGCCGCCTCCGCGAACCACGCCGCGAGGATGCGGTCGAGCACCGACACCTGCATCTGGTGCTGCTCGACGCGGATGCTCTTGAAGTACGTCTGGTGATCGAGCCGGCCCGAGGCGTAGTTGTACCCAGAGCTGTTCCCCGCGGCGACGTTGAACGGCATGCTCAAACACCGCGCGATCTCGTTGAGGATCTCCCGCTTGAACTCCGCGTAGGTCGTTGCCGGCTGCTCGGCGTGGATCTGCCCGAGCTTCCACCCGCCGGGCAACACGGTCGCCAGCCGCTTCTCCAGACCCACCATGTCCATGGGCTCGAGCGGGTCCGCCTCGCCGTTGGCCGGCGCATCGGTATACAGCACGGCCGCGAAGTCGGCGCCGGTCTCGGCCGCGGCGATCACCGCGAGCGTGTACCGGCGGAGCTGCGCGAACAGCGGCAACGCCGGCGTGATGTCCGGGATCCCGCGGCGCTGACCCGGGCGATCGGCCCGGAAGTAGTGGATCATCGAACCCGCGGGTACGGTGTCAAACTCGAACGGGCCATTCCGCCCGCGCGTCCACGATGCCGTGTCGCCCGGGTGGCGCTGCAGCACGTAGTACCCGGCGGGGTGGCCCGACGCGTCGAGCACGACGCCGTCGATGTTGTCAGTCCCGGCACGGCCGGTTCGCACGAGCGGGCTGGTCACCTGATCCGGCTCGAGCAGCCGCGGGTCGAGTTTCACCGCGTGGTCGATGCGCGGGCTGCTGGTCAACATGCAGAAGCACTCGCCCGACTCCGCCCGGCCCATCCGCATCGTGCGGAGCAGCCCGGCGAGATCGACGGCGGCGGCCCACTCGCCGAACGCGTCCTCAACGCGGGCGTTAGCGTTTGGATCCTCGGTCAGCATCTGGAGCCGTGGCCCCGTGCCCACCGTGTCGTTGGCGAGCGTGAGCACGATGCCCTTGGCGTAGCTGTTGTTGGCGACCTCGTAGCGGGCCCGGTTCCGCAGCACGCGGCGAACCTCCGGGCTGACCGCGGCGTTGGGCGCGAGCCCATCCGCAGCGGCCCAATGCCGCCGGTTGTCCGGGGTCGTCTGCGCCGAGTCGAACCGAGCACGCACGGCCACGGGTCGCGACGCGGCCTCGGTCTTCGGAGTGCGCTTCGACTTGCGGAGGAGGCCGCCGAGCATCAGGCCGCACCTCCGTGGTCTTCTGTACCAGGTGGCACCAGCTTGGCGAAACGGATCCCCATCCCCGGCTTCCGCGACGCGTTCTTGGACTCGCGGTACCGGTCGGCCTCAATCACGTCGGGCAGCGAGTGCTGCTCGACCGACTGGCCGTCTACCGAAGCCTTCGCCGGCCCGGCGGCGTTCTCGGCAATCGCGTCATCGAGGTTGGGAGAGGGGTCTGTCACGGCGTCCTCGTAAGCCCCGCGGTGCGCGGGGGCGTTACAGGTCACCTATGCCGTCAAGCTACTGCCTGTCCGTCGGATGATGTCGAATGTCATCGGTTATGCACACGCCGAGTCTGTCGGTCGGACAGCTTCAGGCGTTTGCTCACTGTTGGCTTCACGTCCGTGCCGAATAGCACGGCCCCCTGCATCGACGCTGCCACGGCCGATCCGACCATGCAGTCGAGCCAGTGGTTGTCGAGCCCTGCGACGCGGAGTTTCCATTCATCGACCGTGCGGCCGCGGCCCTCGGTCTTGACCCGGTACTCGGCCGTCAGATGCTCAGCGATCAGCCGGTGCGTCTCGGGCTTATGGCCGAACAACGCGAGCGCCCCCGGATCGCCCATCGGGACCGCGAGCCGGGCGTGCACGAAGCTCTTCCAGAAGTTCGTGTCGAAGACGACGTGCCGGACGGCCCGCTTGCCCGTGACCATCGGCACGCGCCAGTTGAGGCCAATGCGTTCGCCGCGTTTGCGCTTGTAGTCGCTGAACGGGATGCTGCTCGCTCCGACGTACCGGCCGTGGCTCGGCAGCAGCAGGGAGGCGTGCGAGCTCTGCCGGCAGAACTGGTACACGACATCGGTGGATGTACCCCAGTTCGCGTCGATCAGGCAGCGGTCGATGCGGATTGCAGCGCCGTCGTCACGTTTCCACTCGCGCCCGAGCGTCCGCTCGAAGAGCCGCTCGAGCCCGGCGTAGATCGCACCCTCGACGCCGGCCCGTGGCGCTGACATCGCGAGCGTCTTGCGGATGTCCCGCAATGTGAAGTACTCCGCCTGCTGATCAGGCTCGGTGCCGTAGTCGATCACATGGCCCGTGAAGTCGTCTTCCCATGCGGCAACGAGCCAGAACAGCGCCTTGCCCTGCACATCCACGAACATCGTCAGGTGCGAGCAGCCGAGCGGCACCTGGCCGCGGGCAATCCCGCTGAGCTTCGAAGCGATCTGATCAACCGTCAGCAGGTCGTCGTCGGCCGCCACCTCGGGCAGCGGCTCGTTCTGGTACTCGGCGAAGAACGCGGCCTCGTTCTGGAGCCGCAGGTTCATCGCGTGCTGGATGGCGCTGAGTTCGTCGTGGTTGTACCGCTCGGGCCAGGCGATCTCGGTCCCGGCGTCCATCGCCTTGCGGTTGCGCTTGTAGAACGCCGTCGCGGCCTTGAGCCCGCGGTCGCTGCGGAGCCCGTCGGCTCTGATCTCGGCGTACTTCGCCCACAGCGCCTCGTCCGTGGGGAACGCGTACACCATCTTCGTCCGCTCGCCCTGCCACTGCGGGTGCTTGTCCCGGTCGAGCAATCGGTCGGCCAGATCGTCGGGTCGCACGACCGTCACCGTCATCAGCCCCGCGATCTTCTCGCCCGGACCGGCGAGGCCGAGCACCGCGCCGGCGAGGACGCGCTCGCGGTTGGCGCACTGGCTCGGGCTGCGGGCGCTCTCGTCGGTCTGCGGGTCGTCGATGAGCACGAGCGACGGCCGCACGCTCTGTCCGTCTGCTCGCTTGAATTTCATCCCACGGATGCGGCCGGTGATGCCGGCGACACGGATGATCGCGCCCGACGCCGCCGAGGGCTGTCCATCGGGGGCGATCGTCGGCAGCACGATCTCCTTGGCCGTCCACCCGATATGCGTCTGCTTGCCCTGGTAGAGCTGCCCGGCCGCCCGCTGCGTGATGCCCTCGAGCGATCGGATCGGGTGGCAGACCTCCGGGAAGTCCCCGGCCAGCAGGTCGCTGTGTTCGAGTTCGGCTTTGATCGAGTCGAGCATGTCGGCCGCGTGCTCCTCGTCGGAGCCGATCAGCGCAACGAAGCCGCGGTGCCCGAAGAGCATCGCCCACAGGCATGCGATCTCGCAGAGGCTGGTCTTACCAGATCCTCGCGGCATCGCCATCGCGAACAGCCCGCCGTCGAGCACCGCCTGTTCGATCTTCGCGATGACCTTGAGGTGATCCGCCGACCACCGCAGATGGAACGTCTGCGGGAAGTACGTCTCGCAGAAGAACCGGAAGTCGCTGCGGGCCCGGTCCTTCCGGGCCGCGTCCTCCACCTCGGGCAGATCGCCAATGTCGCGACCGGATAGCGACATCGCGGCGTTGCGTGCCCGCGCCCGCTCGCGGTGCGCGTCGTACCCGGACAGACTCGGGTCTTCTTCATCCTGCTGTGCGAGTTGCTCGTGCCTCGTCGCCGCCAGCCAAGCGACGTACCGGAACAGGTCCACGCGGCCGGTGTCCCCGTCCGCCGCGACGCGGAAACCCGCGCGCGTGCGGTGGCGGTGCAACTGCCGCTCGCTGATGACCTCGCCCAGCGGCGTGGAGTTCAGCAGCCGGCACAGCTCGCCGGGACGGAGTTGCCGCGGGTCAATCGGCACGCCCACCCCCTGCCCCCCCGGCGCTCATCTCGCGCACGAGCCACGCCGCGTAGTGCACGAGGTTGATGCTGCCATCGGCGTTCGTCGGCGCGCCCGCGTCGATGTCGGCCTCAATCACGTCTGCGGTGACAGGTTTCCCGCCCATGCGGGACAGCACCTTCGCGGCGTCCTCGATGCGCAGCGCGGCGGGGTTCAGGCCCGGCTTGCCGCCGGAACTAGGCGCGTGTTCGGGAGTCACGCCGCACCTCCCGCAGAATCTCGAAAACATCTGGAAATCAAGCCCGAAACGACTTCCCTGTCGGCCGCTCTTGGGGCTTCATGTGTCACACGGCGGGGGGGCGGGGCGAACGCCCGCCGCCGCGCCAGACCGAAGCCCGCACGGAGACGACCATGCCGACCGCACGCGACAACGCCATCAACCGCATCGCCCGCGAGGTGCTCGACCTCGAAACGCTCGAGGCCCGCCGGATGGACAGCCTCGACTTCCACGAGCACGCCGTCTGGTCGATCAAGGACGCCCTCGAGCAGGCGTACGAAGTGGGCCGCAAGGCAGCACCCCCGACACGAATGACCTGCCCGGCGTGTGGCCGGGACATCGAGATCCGATCCCTCTGAAGCCCGCCCCATCTGGAGATGACGGCGGGCTTCGCTGCTTTTGGAACCCCAAGGAGAATCGACATGGCGAAGAAGACCACCACGAAGAAGACGACGAGCAAGGCGACGACCAAGAAGTCGACGACGCGCAAGCCGCAGGCCAAGAAGACCCCGACCAAGAAGTCGACCCACATGTCCGCGAGCGCCGCCCGGGCCGAGGGCGCGGCGAAGACCATGCGGGCCGTCGCCGAGGCGAAGGCGAGCGTCGACGCCAACCTCAAGGCCATCGCCGCGGCCGACCAGGAGAACGCGACCAAGCGTGACCAGCGGGCTGCGACCACGGACGGCATGACGCCGAGCGAACGGGCGATGGCCGAGAGTGCCGCCCCCGCCAAGGCCGCGGCAAAGCGCCGCAAGCAGGACGGCAGCAAGGACCCGGTCGCAGACATCGCGGCCAAGGCCGACCGCAAACCCAGCGGTCTCGACCTCGCCGCCAAGGTCCTCGCCGATGCGGGCGAGCCGTTGCCGGCGAGGGCCATCGCCGAGCGGGCGATCGCCGCGGGGTGGCAGACCAGCGGCAAGACGCCGCAGGCCACGCTCTACGCCGCGATGCTCCGCGAGATTGCGAAGAAGGGCGACGCGGCACGCTTCCGCAAGGCCGACCGCGGGCTGTTCGAAGCCGGGAAAGGAGTGTGAACCGTGACCGATCACGACAGCACCCCAGTCGAGCACGGCTTCGCCTGCCCCTGGTGCGGCGAGCGCGAGATGGACCTCCTGATCTGGGTCGAGGACGACGTGGTCGAGTGCCACGCCTGCGGCTGCCGGTACGACCCCGGCCCCGGCCTGATCTGGCGCGAGGGCGACCCGGCGAGAGAGCGGGAGGCCGAGGCATGAACCGACGCCACCCGATCGAACACTTCCACGTCGATGACCAAGGGGCGCTCGTCCGCATCCGCGTCAGCACCGACGGCCACCGGTACGAGCACCGCTGCTCGCTCGATACGCTCCAATCCGTCGCGCACCACTTCGACGGGTGCGACAGCGACCAACGCACGCTCAATCAGATCGCCGGGGCCGAGCGCGTCGCGTGGACCCAGGCCGCGGTCGCCCTCGCGTTCCTGAAGGAGCGGGGCATCGTCGAGCGCCGGGGCGACTCCAACCACGCCGCCAGCGGCGACTGCTACCTCGACGCCATGACCGAGTACCACGCCCTGCGGGAGAAGGGCCCGGAACCCGCGGACGCCGGCTGACCCCGTCCGGGCAACCCGATCCCGCTTCCCCGGCCGCCGGCCGGGGTTTCTCGTCGCTGGGAGCCTCCCCGCGGCCCGTCGGTGCTGGTTCTCGGGCCGAAGCGGGGAGCGGGCACCCGGAACGGCTGGAGATTTCTCTCGATCCGACCGACGATGTCGTATACACTTGGTATATACGAGTGCCCGGAGGACCCCATGAGCCACGCCCTGACCAAGACCCTCATCAAGCACGGCAACAGCCTCGCGCTGGTGATCGACAAGCCGATCCTCGAAATGCTCGGCATCCAGGCCGACACGCCGCTCGAGATCTCGACCAACGGCGACGCGCTCCTCGTTTCGCCCGTCCGGGACGAGGCCCGGCAGGCCCAGCTCCGCCAGACGCTCAAGAAGCTCAACGCCAAGTTCGGCGACGACCTGCGGCGCCTCGCCGAGTGACCCGTGGAATTCCGCCACCTGACACTCGCCGATGTGCTCCAACTGCACGCTGACCAGGTCGCGCAGTACGGCGGTGATTCCGCCGTACGCGACCAGGGCCTCCTCGAGTCCGCGCTCGCCCAACCCGCTGCGTCGTTCAGCGGCCAGCCGCTGCACGCCGATCTGTTCGAAATGGCCGCGGCGTACCTGTTCCACATCGTGCAGAACCACCCGTTCGCGGACGGTAACAAGCGAACCGGTCTGATGGCGGCCCTGGTGTTCCTCGACGACAACGGCGTCGAGATCGAGGCCCCCAAGGGCGCGTTGTACGACCTCACGATCGGCGTCGCGACGGGCTCGATCAACAAGCCCGAGATCGCGGCCTTCTTTCGAGACCACGCGGTGTAGCCGGGGAACGTCGCTCACACCCCGCTCCCAAGCTCGACCGTCGCCTCGGTTTCGATCCCCGCCTGCTCCACGCCCTCGACATCGAACCGCGTCGCCACCTCACCCGTGAACCGCTGCCATCGCCGCATCGCGACATCCACGAACGCCGGCGAGATCTCCATCGCGAAGACGCGACGCCCTTCCTGCTCGCCCGCGATGAGCTGCGACCCCGACCCGCTGAACGGCTCGTAGCAGACCTGGCCCGGCTTGGTGTGCTTGCGCATCGGCCGGGCGAACAGCTCGACCGGCTTCTGCGTCGGGTGCTCGTTGCCGGTGACGCGCGACTTCTCGCCGCCCGAAGCACCACCAGTTCCGCCTTCCCAACCGAGTTCCCAGACGGAGTTCATCTCCATCGAGTGGTCGCCGTCGTGCTCGGGCTTGGAGCCCTGCACCCAGCCCATCATGCAGGGCTCGTGGCGGAAGTGCCAGAACACGCGTCCGAACACGGGCGTCGGCTTCACCCACACCACCGACTGATGGTCGAGGATGCCGAGGTCGGCCCAGACCTTCTGGATCACGCCGCACCGCTTGTGCGCGTGCCAGCAGTAGATCGCCGCGTGCGGCGCGATGACGCGCGTCACGTTCTCGAACACGCCGCGGAAGAAGATGTCCGCATCGGGGATGTCGATCTCGCGGTAGTTCTCCGTCCAGTCCTTGCCGGTCCCGTTGGGTCGCTCGCCCGTGTAGTCGACGAGGTACGGCGGGTCCGTCGCGACCAACGCCGCCCGCTCGCCGTCCATGAGCCGATCGACGTCGCCGGCGTTGGTCGAGTCGCCGCAGAGCAGCCGGTGCCGCCCCAGCACCCAAAGGTCGCCGGGCCGCGTGAGGACATCGTCTTCGTCAGGCGTCTCCGGCACGTCGTCCACTGGCGTGTTTCCCTCGGTCCCCGCCGGCGCGAGCATCGCCTCGACCTCGCTCATGTCGAAGCCGAGCACTGACAGGTCGAACTCGGCGTCCCGCAGGTCGGCCAGCTCCAGCGGCAGCAGGTCCATGTCCCACGTCGCCAGCTCGCCGGTCTTGTTGTCGGCGATGCGAAGGGCACGCACCTGCTCCGGCGTGAGATCCCTGGCGACGTGCACCGGCACCTTCGCGAGCCCGAGATGCTGGGCCGCCTTCAGCCGGGTGTGCCCGGCGATGACGACACCGTCCGCATCAACCACGATCGGCTGCCTGAAGCCGAACTCCCGGATGCTCGCGGCCACCGCCTCGACGGCGTCGTCGTTCCGTCGCGGGTTCCGCTCGTAGGGCGTGACCCGCCCGATGTCCCATTGCTCGATCTTCATCGCGCCCTCCTTGCACGTTCGTGCGTCCATGTGTTTATCCGTGCCCCGACGCGGCCGCGTCGTCGCCCCGTGTGGCGTTGTGGTTCGAGGTGGCCCCGTTGCCCGCCAAGCCGTCGCCCTCGGCGACGTGGGCCAACGTCGGGGCCGACGGGCCGGCAAGCCGGACCGGACAGGTCAACAAACTGAGTCGGATACCGCGGCTGTTCCCGCGGGCGTATGGCACGCCGTTTGCCGGGGAGGACCCGTCGCCGCTCGGACTTCTTTCCCTCTTTCCCCTTCTTCACCGGGGTGCTCACGCGCACACGCGCGTGCGGGGGTAGGTGTAGGGTGAAAGAGAGAAAAAAGTAATTATTAATACAGTCAGCCCTCATTCCGACCCCACTTCGTTCACCCTTCCTTCACCGTCTTTCTCGATCAGCCGGTACAGCACCGCGTCCCGCCCGGCGGTCTTGGCGACCTCGACGCCCACGTCGCCGCGCTGGACGAGTGTCTCCATCACCTGGCGGAACGCGCTCGCTTCGAGCTTCATCCGCTTGAGCAGCGCGCTGTGCGGCAGGACGAAGCCCGGGGCCTCGCGTAGCTTGCGCATCGCGCGCAGCGCCAGCTCATCGAACTCACCCTCGGCCGCGTACCCCGAAGCCATGTAGAGCATCCGTCGGGCCTGGTGCAGCACGAGCGCCGTCGCCCAATCAACCGCCTCGGCGCTGATCTGTGGCGAGCGGTGGTTCTCGCTGACGGCGTAGAGCAGCGCCAGCTTCCGCACGTTCTCGCTCACTCGGCCCCAGACCGTGGTGGCGACGGCGTCCGTCTGGTCCTCGGCGTTTCCGTACTCGGCCTCGGCGCGCTCGCGCAGCTCGACCAGCAGGCGTCTGGCCTCGGGCGTGTGCTCGACGGTCTTCGGCGTGGGGTGGGTGTCGGCGAGGTTGCCGCTTCCCGACCTCAAGCTGGCCCACCACGCGGCGGTCTCGACGATGCGGTCGGGCGGGTCGAGGATGCCGGGTTCTTGCCCAGGCGGCCTCCGGCCGGACTCGAGCACGATCATGCGGGCGAAGAGCCCGTTGGTGAGCATGCGCTCGGACAGCGCGGCGTAGTAGTGGTTCGGGATCGCCGTGCCAAACAGCACCAGGCACGGCTGGTCGATCACGCCCGGGTCGGGGTTGTTGGCCCGGCGGCGCATCGGGTAGACCGAGTTCGACGCCGAGTACATCGTCAGCAGCGTCGCCATGATCGACTCGTACCGGGCGTCGCGGGCCCGCTTCATGGACTGAAGCAGCGTGTCGATCTCGTCGGTCTGGAACAGCATCGACGGCGTGGCGAACAGCGCGTCCTGGATGCCCTCGCCCGAGGCGAGCTGCTCGCCGAGGCGGCTGGCCATACCGACCCGCTGGAGGATCTGGGTGTTGACCTTGCGGGGCCAGTCCTTGCCGCCCGACGAGTGCGCGAGCCCGAGCAGGTAAATGTTGGTGCGGTTGTCGCCGGGATCGCGGACCTTCCGCCCCGCGAGCATGGCGAGCAGCGACAGCGCCCCGCAGAACGCGAGCGTCTGGTTGGGGTACGGCGCGCCGGCCATGCAGTGGTCCATGACCTCGCCGACGAACCCGGGCACGCGGAGCATCTCGGGCGGCAGCGGTCCCGGGTCCGCCGGCTGCGGCGCGGGGGCTTCGGGAGCGGCGGGGACGAGCGCCGAGATGTCCACGCCGGGATCACCGGACCCGCGAGCGGCGTAGCCCGGGTCCACGGCACGCCGCAGATCGTGCCAGGTGAAGTCGGCCCCGCGGCTGTGCTTGTTGCAGTACGCGAGCTTGCCGTCGTCGCCAACGAGCACGGCGATATCGGAGCCGCCCGTGGACTCGATCGCCGGGTCCACCGGGCAGCGCTCGAGCAGCAGCATGGTCTTTGTCCCGTTGCGCCGCTCGCCCTTGACCGCCACGCCGCGGGCCTCGAGCCAGGAGCGGACGCCGGGCGGGTCGGCGGGGAAGCGGTCGCCCACGGGTACCGCGACGTCGGGCTTGGCCGTGGGCTCGGCGAGCGCTGCGAGCAACTCGGGCGCCACCACGCCGATGCTCCCGGGAACGTGCTCGATCTCCGACCGCCGGTGCGGACGGTCGGGCACGCCGCTCTGCCCGCGCAGGTCGTCGCCCTTGCGCGCGACCGTTCCGATCGCCTTGACGATCCGGGCCGGGTTGAACACGGAGCGGTCCACGGACACGGCGTCGTCGCCGAATCGGTCCGCAAGCGCCCCGAGCGCCGACCGCACCGAGCCGCCGTCGTCCCCCGGCAGATCGACGCGGTAGAGCAGGTGGTAGCCGTTGCCGCTCATGCACACGACCGGCTCGGGCCACGCGAGCCCCGCGAGATGGGCGTGGATATCGGCGGCCCGCCGCTCGGCGAGCGATAGTTCCTCGTCGGTGGCGCTCACCCCGGCAGGGCGGACGGGATCGATATCGACGAGCAGCCATTTCCGGCGCGGCACGTCGGCGTCGGCCGTCGTCTCCGAGGCCTTCGGCCGCAGCCGGTTCGCGGCCCGCGCGAGCAGGTCGGGGCGCACGGGGTTCAGCGTGACGTAGACCCCGGGCGCGAGCCCGCTCGCGTCGAGCTTGGCGATTGCTTCAGCCGCGGCGTCGTGGTCGTTGAAATAGCCCGAGGCGGTGGACGCGAACGACGACCCGGCGCGCTCGCGGCACTTCGGCGCCCGCACCTCGAGCACGTCCCCCGGCTCGTAGAGCAGCGACAGGAAGGACCGGACCGTGCTGGACGCGTCGCCGGCCATCAGCAGCCCTCACCGAAGTAGCTGCGAACCGCGTGGTGGTGGCGGTGACACCGCGGGCAGAGCCACGTGACCCGAAGGGGTTCGCCGTAGTTCTCGTGATGCGCGTGGAGCGGACGCTCTTCACCGCACCCGGGACACCGCTCAGGCTTGACCAGCTTGCCAGACCTGACGGCCCGAGCGACCGCCCGGTGCGCCGCATCCCGCTCCGGATACTCGCGGCTGTATTGACGCACGCGAGCCGCGTTCGCCGAACGCCGCTCCGGCCGCGACGCGCGTTCGCGGTCGTATGCAAGATAGTGCTCGTCGTTCTTGGCGCGGGTGATCCGGGCATCGAGCCGAGTGCACGCCTTGCACTTGTTCAAGTGGCCGTCGGCCATCCGTGGGTGTCGGTAGAACTCCCCGAGCGGTTTGGTGTGATGGTATTTGAAGCACTGCTTCCTCATGGTTTGCCTCAGAAGGGAATCGAGTCTTCGGGGATGTCGATAGCGGCCGCGCGCACGGCCGCGTAGTCGGGGCACGCGTCCGGGTCGTCCAGCCGCGACGGCTTGTCGCCGAGCCGGTGCCGCACGATCCGGTCGAACTTGTCGCCGGCCTTCTTCTCGACGGTGATCGCGAGCGTCGGAGCCAGCGCCCCGGCCTTCGCGAGCTCGACCGCTTCCTCAACGCATTCGGGGACGGGCTCGACCGACCTGGCCCGCCACCAGGACTCGGCTTTCTGCCGCGCGTACCCCTCGTGGTCGAAACACACCCATTCGCGGGCGACGAGGCCGATGCCGATCTCGTACTCGACGCGCATCGTCAGGGCCGCGCCGGGGTCGTGACGCTTCCAGTGGATGTGATACGTGGTGTCCGAGACCTCGTGCTCGGTCCGCGTGACCTGCCCGGTCAGGATGCCTTCGTCTGATGCTCTGGGGTCGTGCTTGGACCGGTTCGGCGGCGGGAACTCGTGCCCGCACTCGGGGCAGGTCTGGTAGCCCGCCGCGATCAGCGCCCGGCAGGACGGGCACTCCTTGGCCGGGGCCTCGCCGCCGTCTCCGCGGTCGTCGGTGGTCACCCGCACCGCGTCGACCGGCCCGTGCCGCAGCACGTTGCCGCCGAAGTCGAGCACGAGGCACTCGTCCTTGCCCGGGTGCAGGCGGAAGCCCCGGCCGACCATCTGGTAGTAGAGCCCCGGGCTCATTGTCGGCCGCACGAGCGCCACGCAGTCGATGTGCGGGGCGTCGAAGCCGGTCGTGAGCACGTTGACGTTGGCGAGGTACCTCAGCTCGCCGGCGCGGAACCGGCCCAGGATCTCGGCCCGCTCGCCGGCGGGCGTCTCGCCCGATACGAACCCGCATTCGATCCCGTGCCGGTCGCGCAGCACCGACTGGATGTGGCGACCGTGCTTGATCCCCGTCGCGAAGATCAGCGTCGCCGCGCGGTCGCGGGTCTCCTCGGCGATCTCGGCGCACGCGCCTTCGACCAGGAGGTCATCGTCCATCAGGTCCTCGGCCTCGCCCGCGACGAACTCGCCCGCGCGCACGTGCAGCCCCGCGGTGTCGGCCTTGGTCGCCCCCGCCTTCGTGCGAAGCGGCGACAGGTACCCTTGCGCGATCAGCTCACGCACGCCGACCTCGTAGCAGACCTCGTTCAGGATGTTGTGGGGGGGCGGCCCGCAGATCTCGCCGGTCTTGAGCCGGTACGGCGTCGCGGTGAGGCCGACGATCCGGACGTGGGGATTGATCCTCCGCATGTCGGCGATGAAGCGCCGGTACATGCCGTCGTCCTCGGCGGGCACCATGTGCGCCTCGTCGATCAGGATCAGGTCGAACGCGCCGCCCCCCCCTCCATCCCCGTTCGCCAGGTCGCACGCCCGCTTCCAGACGCTCTGGATCCCCGCGACCGTGACCGCGTACCCGGTGTCCCGCCGCTTGAGCCCCGCCGAGTAGACGCCCAGCGGCAGGTCGGGCCCGATCGCCCGGATCTTCTCGACGGCCTGCTCGAGCAGCTCCTTCACGTGCGCGAGGATGAGCACACGCCCGTTCCAGAGCTCGACGGCGTCGCGGCAGATCGTCGCGATCACGGGTGTCTTGCCCCCGCCCGTCGGGATCACGACGCAGGGGTTGTCGTCCCGCTCGCGCAGGTGCGCGTACACCCGGTCCACCGCCTCGCGCTGGTACGGGCGGAGCTCGATCCTCGGGGCTGCCGTGGTCGCCGTGCTCATTCGCCGCCCGCCTCCTCGGGGAGCGGGAAGTGCTCCTGGCTCGCCGCGTAGAGGCGGCCGATCGACTCGCCCTTGAGGAACGCGACGAGGGCGCGCTGCGTCTTGGCGTACCGCTCGTGCGTCGCCTGCCTCGAGTGCCCCGGCTTCTCGCCGAGGAACTGGCGGAGCAGCACGATGGCGACCGCGCCGCGGTCGGGCACGACGCCGGTGCCGAGCATCCGGGCGAAGTCCCGCAGCAGGTCGTGGTCGCAGGAGTAGTACGCCCGCGCGAGCACGGCCCGGGTCGCGGCGCTCGAGATCCACTTCGCGTTCGGCAGCGTTTCGACCGCGAACCGGACCGCCGCGGCGTGCTTGTCGAGCGCCTGCGACGCCTCGGCGGCGGTGAGGGTGACCGGGCCCGAGAAACCGCCGAGCATCGCGCGGAGCACCGCGAGGTCGTTCTTGCCCACGCTGCCGTGCCCGCCGCTGAGCCAGAGCATGTCGCGCAGCGTCCGGGCCTTGCCGCAGTCGATCGCCATCAGCGCATCGCGCGTGACGTTCCGCCAGACGTGCATCTCGACGGGTGTCTCGGACAAGACCACGGCCCAAAGCCGGTGCTGGCCGTCGATCAGGATGCCGCTGGGGTCGAAGGCGATGCCTTCGTGCGTGAGCTTCCACTCGCCGCTTGCCATGTCCCGCGCGAGCCGCTGGACGTGCGCCTCGCTCACGCTGCGGTTGGAGGTGTTGGCGTTGTCGAGCCAGTCCATCGCCGCCGCCGGCGTGATCAGCTCGCGGGTGACGGCCGGCTCGGGGCCCGAGGGCGCGAGCGTTCCGTTGCGGGACGCCCGGCGGGCGCGCTCGGCGGCGTTGGCGGCGTCGGTGTTCTTCAGGGTGAATCGGGGCGTTGCGGTGGTCATTCGGTGGCTCCTTCAAGGCACTGGGTGAGTTCGGGGATCAGGCCGCGGACGAAGTCCGGGCCCAGCGCGCTGAACAGGCTCCGGGCCGCCCAGCGTGGGTCGTGCGGCAGCTCGATGGCGGTCTTCTTGCTCGGGGTCGAGTGCCCGCGGACGGGCGTCATCGCGTCCGGCGCGATCCCACCGCGCACCCGGGGCACGGCGGGCTTGCGGCGACCGATGTTGCTGGTCTTCATCACGGCGGTGGTGCCGTGCTTGGTGGTGTACGAGCGGGTGGTCTCGGTCGGCTCACTATGGCTTTGACATAGTGAGGATCGGACTCGGGCGACGAGGTGCGGCCCCACGCAGCATCGGTTTGCGATCTCGTTGTTCGACCACGGGTTGCCTTCGTCGTCGGTCGCGACCAGCTCGTTCGTGAGCATCGTCAGCACGGCCTTGCGTTTATCGGCGTTGGTCCGCCGCAGCCCGTGCTCGACGTTGGCCGACAGCGAGTGCAGCACCGCGTCGCGGAGCGTCCCGTCGCGCACCTCCGCGGCGATCGCTTCCCGGCCGCACCGGCGGTGCGCGTGGTAGCGGTGGAAGCCGTCCACAAGCCAGAGGCTCGCGCCGTCGCGGACGACGGTCACGGGCGGGAACGCCGCCCCCTCGCGCATCGCCTCGGCGTACTCCGCGACGGTCTCGTCGGAGATCGCCTCCCGCGGCTGCGTCCCGCCGTCGATCTTGATCTCGCTCAGGTTCACTTCTTCGGTCATGCTCGGTCTCCGTGTGTGTCGGTGGCCATGGGCTCGACGGCGACGCGGACCATGCCGCCCGGCGTCACCGGACCGCGCTCGATCTCGATCCGGTCGATCTGCCCGTCGTCCGCGTACGCGCCGGCGTGCTCGAGCGCGTCGAACAAGGCCTTTTGAAGGTTGTCGAGGTCCCGGCGTCGCCGGTCGGGCGGGAACGTCTCGATACGGACCCGAAGCCGGCCCCGCATCGGGAACCGCGGCGGGCCGACCCCCAGCGCCGCGAGCCGGGCGGCCGCGTCCCTGCGGAACGCCCGGCCCTCGCGGCTGATGACGGTCCGCTTGCCCACCCGCCGCCACAGGTGGTTCACGCTGGGCGGGTAGGGCAGATCGACGGTCAGCCCGCTCAACGCTTCCACGGCGGTGTGCTCCCGGCGGTCGCGGCCGAACGAGGTGCGACGCCGTTGCTCGACGGGCCGCCGCCGACACCACCGCCGCGCGGGGCGAAACCCTTCACCTCGTTCGTGAACTCGCCGGTGTCGTCGCGGCGTTTCACGCCGACCCTGATCACCAGCGGGATGTTGTGCAGCTCGATCGAGTCCCGCGGCTGGAGCACGTTGACCGCGCGGCACAAGGCCGAGAGCTGCCCGCGTGCGATCTTCACCGCTGTCTCGCTCGGGTTGTCGAGGTTGAGCCGGGCCCAGAGCAGCCGGCCCTTGTGCTCGCCGTCCACGATCTGGAACGTGAACTGCAGGTAGCTGCCGGTGCCCGCCTTCGTGGGCTTGGTCTCCGACTCGGTGATGACCGCGGTGTACTCGCCGGGTGGGACGGCCTCGAAGTCGGCGGCCGGATCGACCTCGCTCGCGTTGAATCCGTTCAGACTGGCCATGCTCAGGCTCCTTCCGTGGTGATGGGTGACTCGTTCGTGTCGGTGGTCGGGGGGGTGTCGATGGCGGGATCGCCGGCCTCGCCGTCGCGGTGGGCCGCGTAGGCACGGAAGTCGAGAGGGAGCTCGTCGGGCAGCCCGAGGCGGTTCTTGGCGACGTGCGCCGGGCGCTCGGTGGTCTTGAGCACCCGCTCACCGCTGCCGATGCCCTGCACCCGCTTGCGGTTGAAGCCCTCGTCGGTGCTCTTGGTCAGCACGCGGTAGCTCGCGAACATCACCTCGTCGCACCACTCCTGGACGAGGGCCGACGCGTGCTTGTTGAGCCGCGGCGCGTAGCGGTCGTACGTCTCGGTCTCGGGGTTGGCGAACTTTTCGACGGCGGCGTGCGCGATGAGGATCACCTGCATGCCGCGGTCGTTTCGCAGCGCGTCGAGCCCAGCGAGCACCTCACGCCACGCGTCGAGGGCGAAGACGTATCCCTTGGCGTACGGCACGTCCTCGATCGACTTCACGCCGCGGTCGCGGCAGGTCTTCGCGTGGATCAGCCGCTCGAGCCAGTCGAGGCTGTCGATCACAACGGTCTGGTACCCGTGCTCCTCGATGTACAGGTCCCCGAGCATCTCGATGACCTGCTTGAACTCCGTCGCCAGCGGGAACCGCTCGGCATCGATGTCCGCCAGTCCGTCCTCGGTCTGGATGAAGACCGGCCGCTCGGCCATCGCGCCGAAGGTCGACTTCCCGATGCCGTGCGTCCCGTAGACCATAATCCGGCGTGGACGCGCGGCGCGACCGCACTCGATGTGCTTCATCAGGCTCATGCGTTCTCCTGTGGGTGGGTTGGTGAGGGGGCGGGTGAGTCGATGTCGATCAGCCGCAGCGACTCGAACCGCGTCTTCCAGATGTCGTGCTCGCGGCAGCGAGTCAGCTCGTCGATCGCGGCGAGGTTTTCATCGGCGGCCCGATCGAGCAGCTGGCGCGAGAGCTGCCACACACCGCAGCGGTGCGGCTCGCGTTTCTCGATCGTGACCAGATGCACCTCGAGCTCGACGCCGCAGGCTTCGACCACCAGCTCGCGGTAGAAGGCCATCTGGTGGACGTAGCCGTAGCGGTGCGCGTCGCGCTCGAACTCGTCGAGGTCGCTGCACGTCTTCAGATCGACGATGCCGCGGCCGTCAATAGGGTTGATCCAATCGATCCGAGACTGACACGGCACGCCGCCGTACTCGGCACGCACCACGCCCTCGGCGACACCCAAGCGGAGCAGTTCGCGGGCGAACACGTGATCGTGCACGCCGGCACGCATCTGCTCGAGCAGCGCCGCGTCCGCATCACTCAGCACCGGCCGGCCGACTGACGCGGCCCACTCGGCGAACTTCTTCGTCTGCACGCCGAACGGCTGGCCGGTCTTCGGGTTGATCGGACCGCCGACCGCGAACTCGGCCTCGAAGCGCTCTCGGCCTTCCAGGATCAGCACGTGTGCCGCACGCCCGAGGGCGTACGCCGCGGAATCACGCTGCGTCACAAGCCCGAGTTGCTTCCGCCGGTAGAGCTTCGGGCAACGCCGGAAGTCCGCGAGTTGGTGCGAGGAGAGATTGTCCTTGGCCCGCGCGTGGTAGACGGACGCCGGCTCGGTGATTAGGAAGCCGAGGTCGAGCTCGTGCGCCGGGCGTTCGGACCCGCCGAGATCCTCGGGGCGGATCTCGCGCTCGTAGTCGCCCTGCCCGAGCCGCACAAGCGGTGCGCGATCGCCGCCGCTCACGCTGCGCTCCCGGTCGCGGTGCTCACGAACTCGCCTCGGGAGACGATCCGGTCCACCCGCAGCGAGTCGTCGCCGAACTCCCGGCGGCACACCGCGACGAAGACCTTCGCGATGTCCCGCCCGGCTCCGAAGCTGCCGTCGATCGCGACGATGCGCTCCTCGTCGTCGGCCACGCGCATCGCGTCGAGGCGGACCTCGGACGGCCCCCGAAGGCTCTCGACGGCGAGCACCGCGAGTTGCAGCGCTTCGTTCGCCTCGATCATGTCGACGCCGGCGGTGAACCGGAACCGGTAGATCGTCCTCGTCGGAAGGCAGCTCGCCATGCAGTCGCATCCGTTCATCGCGTGGGTCCTCCGCGGACCACCTACGCGAACGGCCGGCGAAGTGGCGGAGCAAGAGCGATGTCGCCGGCCGGCGGTGTCAGAGGTACTCAGCAAGGCCGGCCTCCTCGAAGACGACGCGGATGCGCGCGATCTCGTCCCGCACCGTGCTCCGCGGCAGGCCCAGCTCCCGGGCAGCCGGCGACACGCTCTCCCGGAGCAGCTGGTCGCAGACATCGCGCTGCCGGGGCGTGAGGCGCGAGAGCACGACGTCGAGATCCCCGCGGAGGTCGCTCGCCGCCTCGCGATCAGGGCCATCGGTGGCATCGTCCGTGAGGTGGTGGGCGGCCTTATCGAGCGGGCCGGCCCGAAGCCGACGCTTCTTAGCCGCCCGCCGACGCAGCAACGAGTTCGTCCGCGTCGAGACGACCTGATTCACGAACGCCTGCGGCGTGCCGCGGTCCGGGTCGAACCCGTCCCATGCGCGGAGCACCTCGAGGATCAACTGCGACGCGCAGTCTTGGTGCTCGTCACGGCGAACCAGCCCCCGGCGGCGCAGGTCCGTGATCGTGCGGTGGACGACGAGGTGGATGAAATCAACGGTGGATGGATCGATCGTCATGTGGCTAGGTCCTTGGCGAGCGCGCAGCGATCGCGCTGAGCACGGCGGCGCTCGTTGGCTGTGGGTCGATGGGTCGGGGTGCCCGCCGGGCGGGCCGCTACGTCACGGCGTGCCGACAACACGGCACGCGAGGGTCCTCTCGCTCATGCCCGCGACGCGTGGCCCGACAGCGGCTCGTCGCGGGGCGAATCACTGGATGTGTGGAGGACGATCTGTCGGGCAGCCGCTCCGGATATCCCGGGGCGACTTCCCGCGTAGCGGCACGCTACATCTGGCGTAGCGGGCTCAAAATTCCCACGGAGGCTGATCCGATGGGTCGTAAACCGGTGTGCTTCCGATGGTTATCGATTCTCGAAAATGTGACGCTGCGGGCTCGCAGTACTGTCCGATGGTGTCCACAGACCGGTTGATCGCGTTGCGAACCCGGTCGCGGAGCCGTTTGTGGTCCGCGCTCTCGGTCTTCGGGCGGCCCTTGAAGTTCGAACGGCGGATCTCCGCGATCAGCTTGTCCTTCTCCGCTTTGAACACCTCGGCCTCAACAAAGGCCTGATCGCGGTTGGCACGATCGAGTTCGGCGTCGAGCTCCTTGAGCCGCTCGTGATATGCCGCGGCAGCGGTGAGGTCGAGCTTCTCCTGGTTCGATGCGCTGATCGGAAGCCCGCGAGCTTGCGGGCGGGCCGTCACGAAGAGTTCAGCCAGCGTGAATCGACGCCCGGGGGCGGAGATCAACTCGCGGATGTAGGTGAGGCCGATACTGGGCAGCAGATGCTTCTCTACACCGTCGAACCTAAGAACCCAGCCCTGGCCTCGCTCGAGCAATTGGTAGTCCGGAGCTGTGTCACCGACTGGCTCGGTTGGAGTCGCAACGTGATCACCGGAAGACGGACGCGGATCGTGTACGAGGCGAATGAGGCAGCTATCTGGCAACGATCTGGAGCGAATCGCCTTCGTCGCCGACGCGATGCCGTTGTCGACGACCTGCATGACCTGCTGCCCGTGCCGGCGATACAGATCGACAATCTTGCGGGCAGCGGAGTCCTCATCCATGCCGAGATGACGGAGTGCTCTCGCCGCTTCACCGTACTGGCTGAAGAACTGATCCTCCGGCATGGTGGCGACGCGCTGAGCGGTTTCGACGTAGGACGCGAGCATGATCCGAGACTCCCCGGCGTCCCGCGGATCGATGATCAGATCGCGTCCGTAGGTCTCGGGCTTCTCGAAAGAGCCGGCTCCCCCCGCCAGGACCGCGAAGCGACGATCGATGCACTGGGAGCACTTTCCGCAGTGCGGCTTCGCGTTGCTGATCTCCCACGTGTGCGTGCAGCTCGTCGACCATGGGACCATGGCTCCGTGCCCCGCATCGACGATTTCCCGTACGACATCGGCCTTGGTCTTCCAGATAAACCGGTTCTCGACGGCGAAGTCCACACCCGACACGAGCGCAAAGAACCGCTCCATCGAGCGAAGGACTTTCGGGTGGGTCGTCCGCGTCGCTCGCGAGCCGACGATCTGCGGCGAGAGCGGGAGGTTAAGGCTGACGACGCCGTTCTCGTAGAAGCGAATTGTGTTTAGACCTGCCATCCGTGCGACCACGGCCGCAAGGGAGGCGTAGAGAAACGAACGGGACCGCTGCGTGTACTCACGCTCGCCGAGATCCTGCTTGTTGACGCGAACGGTGACGTACTGCGGCGCGGGTCCGGTTGCGGCGCCGTCCAGCATGGCGCGGAGCGTCCTCAGACGGTTCCGAAGCTTGGGTGTGGATTCATGCGTCACGAAGAGCGATGGCTCACCATCGACGACGGCCTGTTGTACGGCACCGCCAAGCGAATCAAGACCGCCGGAGAACAACGCGATGGCACCGGGCGTTACGGAGTCGTCGTAGTCAGCGAACTCAAGATAGCTGTCGACCGACGGTGGGCGCTCGTACTTGATGAACTCGAACTCGTACTCGTCCTCCGACAAGAAGCTCAGCAGCTCGGACAGGGCCGCTGACATCTCTTCAGACCGCCAGAGCGCGAGTTCACGCACGGAGATCTTGAATCGCAAGCGACGGCGCCAGTTCGCACCCATCGACTCAACATCGTGTGCTCCACGGTGCTCAATCTGATCGGCGATGTATACAAACGCGGCGATCTCAAGAAGGTCGACGAGGGCGGACGGGATACTCTGGTTGAGCGTGGATCCGATGTCACCGAGATTGAGACGGACGTTCCGGTGCGCGCCCGAGGTGCGGAGCTTGAGCACGCCGTCCGTCTCGCGCCGGCCGGTCGCGGCTTCGTTGCATAGCAGGACAACTTCTGGGCGACTCACTTCGCGCCCTCCTTGAGCTCTGCCACAATCTTCTTCATCGCGACATGGGCGAACCCTGAGGCCTCCTCACGGGTGATGCCTCCGATACCACTCTTCCATTCGTGTGCCGAACGCCATTCCCCTGCGAACCTCGCGACGATTACGGACGCCTCTCGGCAGTGCTTCGCCAGCGCGCTATCGAACTCGGCCTTATCTGCGAGATTTGCAAACCGCTGGTTCTCGCCGACATGGTTGCCGGCTTCACGGCTGACGTAGAACTGCAGTACCTTGTTCATGACCTGCCCGAAGAAGCGCCGTCCTAGTTCGCCGAAGTTCTTGGGCGTGCCAAGCTCGTGGAAGGCCCGCTGAACGTCCTCTGCGGTACTCGAGAAAAGACCGTGCTGCTGTGTCTTCTCGGTCACGAGGGAGTTCACCGCCTCTGCCGCGGCGCTCTGCGCGATCTCGCCTAGGTCGGTGCGGCCGCGATTGTTCGGCATGCTGGCGTCGATGGCCTCGGACACCGCCGCGAGGATGGAGGGAAGCGACGGATGGTCTGGCACATCGAGCCCTCGGGACCGCAGCCCCTCAACGAAGTCCCCATCGCGTGCCGCGGCCGCGAGCTTGGTCAGTGTCCAGAACGCCTCGACCAGACCTTGGTGATGAGCTGTGGCCATGAGCCCGTTCTCGGCGGCTCTGACAACAGCGTTTGCAATCTGATCGAAGCTCGCACCGATCGCGATGAGGCCAACGACCTCCTGCTACTTGCGAGTTCGCGGTAGATTGCCAAGTCGGCTGTGCCCCATGATGCCTGCCATCGACTGGATGGCGGCCCGGCTTGGTTAACCTGTGCGTGGCGGGCCGCGCCATCATGGTACCCCATACTGGGTGTTGGGGTGGCGAGGGGAACGCCGTCGACATCTAGCGATCGGCACCGGTGCGACCGGACACATATCTGTGGTTTCACGCGCGGCTTCGCCACATTTCTCGCTGCACATCCCAGTCCGGTTCGCCGGCGATCGCCCGGACCCGCCGCTCAGGAACTGCGTCGCGCTCCCCGCGCACCGGCTCATGGAACAGGATCGCTTCCTGGATGTCCGGGGCGAGGTTCAAGAGGTTCACGATCTGGCTCACCCGGGCGCGGGTGACGTGCCCAAGAGCCGCAATATCCGCGAAGTCCTCGACATCCCCCCGTCGGACCAGCCCGTCGAACCGGATCGCGAGCGCCATGAGCTTGGCGATCCGAGGCACCGCGCCGACCTCGGCGTCGGGCTCGGGAGGAGCCTCGCCCTGCTGCAGTTCCAGCTGTCCACGCGGACCCCGTGAGAAGTGGACCGCGTACTCAACCGTGACCCCATCGTCCATCATGCCATAGCCTCCCGGTCCACCAGCCGGCGGAGCCCCAGCGGATGGAATCCGATCGCGACCGAGCCCTTCTCCGCGTCGTAGTCGACCCGCTGAACGAGCAGCCGCACCAGGCGTACCTGCTGATTCGGCGACAGCCGGGACCACACCGCGTCGAAGTCCTCGAAGGCAGCGTCCACCTCCTCGGGGAGCACCATCTCCGCCTCCGCCGCAGTGATTCCCGTGTTGGCTTCGGCCGCCCGACGTTGCGCCTCGGCGAGCGCCGCGTGGAGGTCGGCCAGCCGCGCCGCCGCGTGCGGGCTAGACGCGGCGTCACCCGCCACTCGCCCCAGCTCGCGCTGCAGACGGGCGACGTCCCGTTCGGCCGCATCGAGGTCAGCCCGCGCCGCGTCGCGCTTCGCTTCCGACGCCCGTCGGCACGCCGCCAAGGTTCGCGACCGAACCTCGGGGTCCATGCACACCTCGCGCACGCGATCGACCACGAACCGCTCGATCTGGTCAGCTGGAAGCGATTTGCACGGGCACGCCTCCCAGCCGCGCTTCTGCGCGGTGTAGCACACGTAGTACCGGTAGACCCGGTCCTTCGAGTCGTTGACGGTCGCCGTGTGCCCCATCGCGGTGCCGCACGGCGCGCAGTGGAGCAGCCCCTTCAGCAAGGCCGAGTGCTTGTTCCGCCGGTGCATCCCGCCGGTCCGCCCGTTGAACCGGAGCGTCTCCTGCGCCTTGGCCCACACCGCGTCCGTGATGAGCGCATCGTGCTCGCCCTCGAAGGTCTCGGTCTTGTACTTCACGCGCCCGATGTAGAGCACGTTGGTGAGGATCTTCAGCACCGCGGCCTTGTCCCACGGCCGACCTCCATGCACCCTGCCCCGCTTGGTCACCACCCGCTTCGTCGTGATGCCGCGCTCGTTGAATCCCCGGCTGACCGCCAGCAACGATCGATGTTCCAGATACAGGTCGAAGATTTCGCGGACCAGCTTCGCCTCCCCGGCGTTCACCACGAGCCGCTTGGTCTCGGGGTCGATGTCGTACCCGAGGACGGAACGCCCGCCCGACCATTTGCCCTTCCGGCGGGCCGCCGCGATCTTGTCACGCGTCCGCTCGGAGATGATCTCCCGTTCGAACTGGGCGAACGACAGCAGGATGTTCAGCGTCAGCCGGCCCATCGACTGCGTCGTGTTGAACTGCTGCGTAACCGAAACGAACGAGATCCGCTTCCGTTCGAACAGCTCCATCAGCCGGGCAAAGTCCATGAGCGACCGGCTCAGGCGGTCCACCTTGTAGACCACCACGCAGTCGACCTTGCCCGCCTCGATGTCGTCCATGAGGCGCTTGACCGCGGGCCGCTCCATGTTGCCACCGGTGAAGCCGCCGTCGTCGTACCGGTCCGGCACGCAGACCCAGCCCTCGGCCTTCTGGCTCGCGATGTACGCCTCGGCGCTCTCGCGCTGCGCGTCCAGCGAGTTGAACTCCTGCTCGAGCCCCTCTTCGGTGCTTTTGCGCGTGTAGATCGCGCATCGGATCGATGGTGGACCAGGCTGGGCCGTACTTAGCTTCTTGCTCATCCGGCCTCCCGGTCTCGGGCCCGACGCTTCGACGACGGCAGCCCGAAGAAGTTCACGCCGTTCCAGTGCGCGCCGGTGATGTGACGGGCGACCGCGGTCAGCGACCGGAACACCTCGCCCCCCTCTGGAGTCAGCAACTCGAACCCCCGTGGGAGCACCTTCACCAGGATCGTCTCGCCCTTGTACTCACGCCGGAGCACCGCCCCCGGCTTCGGGAAGTCCGCAGACCGACCGGCGTCGAACGCGGCCGTGACCACCGGCCCCGCCTGCGTCTCGCGGGCCCGCGGCGCCGTGAGCCGAAGCTCGGAGTCATCGGCCAACTCCGCGGCTCGGCGCATCGCCCGCTCCGAGAGCCCGCCCTGTTCGAGCGCCTGCATACGCCAGACGATCCGCTTGATCAGGTACCGCTTATGGTTCGTCCGTGTCGGCTCGCCGAAGACCTCGGCGTACCGCTGCTTGAGCTGGGGCACGGTCAGCGTCCCGAGCTCCTTCATGGTGTTCGCGATGTCCGTCGCCAT